CTAAGAAGTAAATTATGGCAGTATCAGGTTCAAAAAACTTTGAATTAGATGTCGCTGATTATATTGAAGAGGCATTTGAACGATGTGGCTTAGAGCTAAGGACAGCTTACGACCTTAAAACAGCTAGAAGAAGTTTAAATTTATTACTAGCTGAATGGGCAAATCGTGGTTTAAACCAATGGACTATACAAGAAAAAACAATTTCTATGGTGTCAGGCACCACATCTTATAACGTAGATTCAGCAAATAGCACGGCAGCCATTGATGTTTTGGATGCTTTTGTAAGACAAACCATAAACTCCGAAAACTCAGATATACAAATGACAAGGCTATCAAGAAGCGAATACTCCTCTGTGCCAAACAAGTCAACGACAGGTACGCCTTTGCAGTTCTTTGTAGACAAACAAATATCACCAACAATAAGCGTTTATCCAACTCCTGATAAATCTAGTACCTATACGGTGCATCTAAATGTTCTTACTAGAATGGATGATGTAGATGCAGCTACCGATACTTTACAGCTACCTTTTAGGTTTTATCCATGTTTAGCAGCAGGTCTTGCATATTACATATCAATTAAAAAAAGTCCTGAACGCACTGGATTACTTAAACAAATATACGAAGAAGAGTTCCAAAGAGCTTTAGATGCAGACGAAGACAGAGCATCATTTAGTATCACTCCTGATATAGCACATTACAACATAGCATAATGGCTTTTGCTTCTAATAAAAACGCTTATGCAATTTGCGACAGGTGTGGTTTTAGATACGGTTTAAGAGAGCTTAAAAAAGAATGGAACGGTTTAAAGACTTGTCCTGAGTGTTATGAAACTAAACATCCACAACTAGAGCCTAGAACCAATAAAATTGACCCACAAGCTGTAAGAGAACCAAGACCTGATACAAGTGTATCGCCAACAATATTTACTGTTTATACAAACTATGATTTAGGTATCATAGGTAAAAAATTAACCACACCTGATAGCATGACAAGTGCATTAGGTACAGTTACAATATCTACATCATGAGTTTTACATTAGCAACACTAAAAACTGCTGTACAGGATTATTTAGAGACTGACGAAACAACTTTTGTAAACAATTTAAACAATATAATTTTACAGGCAGAAGAAAGAATACTTAAATCAGTACAAATACCTGACCAAAGAAAGAACGTACAGGGTAACGTCTCACAGGATAATAGGTTTTTAAATACACCTTCTGATTTCTTAGCACCATTTTCATTAGCTGTCATAAGCTCAAACAACTACGATTACTTAGATTTAAAACATAATTCGTTTATAAAAGAATTTGTTACCGATACAACTACAAGAGGAAAGCCAAGATATTACGCTATATTTGACCAAGGCTCTTTTGAAATAGCACCTGTTCCTGACACAAATTATTCTATGGAATTACATTATTTAGCAAAACCAGTATCATTGACGGTAGGAGGAGACTCAGGAACCACATATTTATCTACAGATGCACCTGATACTCTATTGTATGGGTGCCTATTAGAAGGTGCTGTATTTTTAAAGCTAGACCCAAACGATATTGGTTTATATGAAGCAAGATTTAAAGAAAGTTTACTAAGATTAAAGAACCTAGGTGAAGGAAGAGATACTAGGGATGAAATGAGGTACGATTCACTAAGAACAAATGTAACATAAGTTTCAGTTAAGGAGAGATAATATGAAACCAATCAAAAAACTAAAAGGCAAAACTGTAGCTATTGTTGGTCTAGGCAAAAGTTGGTTTGATTACAACCTAGCAAAATCACACAGCGTGAAGTTTGATGAGGTATGGGCAATTAATGCTGTAGCTTCAGTCATATTTCATGACCGTGTATTTATGATGGACCCACCAAGTAGGTTTCTTGATACACAAGATGCAGGTGGGCAAACTGATTGCATGAAAGAACTGCTCACAAATCATAACAAGCCTATTTATACATGTGAAAATGATGCAAGGTGCAAAAATCTTGTTGAATACCCTGTTCAAGAAATAGTCAAAGAAACCAATTGTCATTATCTAAACAATACAGTGGCGTATGCTGTTGCATTTGCTTACTGGAATGATGTGGCTAATATTAAGTTATTTGGTATAGATTTTACATACAAGAACAACCTATATTTTGCAGAAGCAGGCAGAGCTTGCGTTGAGTTTTGGCTAGTAAAGTGCATGGAAAAAGGTATACAGGTTGAGGTAGCATCTAGTAGTTCATTGCTAGACACTAACATACCGGGCGAGCAAAGACTGTATGGTTATCATCGTTTGAAAGACCCTTATGTGCCTGTTGAAGGAAAAGATGGATTAGAGGTAAAAAAAATAAGCGAGCTTAGAGTGCAGAAAAAACAAATACTCCCACAAATTGCAGATAGGTATGATAGTCATTTAAAAGCACCGGAGCCAAACAAATGGTAATAAAAATTACGCCTGATGGTGTGCCTGAATTAGGCATGGTTGAAGTAGCCACAACCAAGTTTGGTGGTCATCCTCCTGAGTTTTGGGCGAAGCAACTGACAGAAAAAATAGTTAGTTTTTCGGACGACAATGAGGAACATGTCAAAGCACAGGCAAGAGCCTATCAAGATTTAATTTACCAAGTTTGTTTGATATATATTAAAAATGCTATAAAATCTTATAAGGCTACCTTGATACAAGATTTATCTAGTGGAGGTAGTGAAGATTTAGCAAAAATAATTAAAGGTATTTAATATGGCAATTACATCCACTCTTACAACAAGCTTTAAAGTAGAGCTTTTGACAGGAACACATAACTTTACCAACACAAGTGGTAATAGTTTTAAATTAGCTTTGTACACCAGTTCGGCTACTTTAGGTGCTACCACAACTGCTTTTACAACTACAGGACAAGCTAGTGGTACCAACTACACATCAGGTGGAGCTGCATTAACCAATGTAACGCCTTCTGCTACTGGAACTACTGCAGTAACTGACTTTTCTGACTTAACATTTAGTACAGCTACTATAACTGCTAGAGGTTGCATGATTTATAACGACACAAATAGTGATAAATCTGTGGCTACTATAGACTTTGGTGGTGATAAAACATCAACAGCAGGTGACTTTACTATTGTATTTCCTGCAAAAGCAGCAGCAACAGCTATTATAAGAATAGCTTAGAAGATGAAACATGCCGTTCGCAAAGTTTCAATTTAAAGCAGGAATAGACAGAGAAGGAACCAATTACACTAATGCAGGTGGTTGGTTTGACGCTTCTCTTGTCAGATTTCGCAAAGGCTTTGTAGAAAAAATAGGTGGTTGGACAAAACAAACTGCTGCATCATTTTTAGGTACATGTCGTAACCTATTTCCATGGATATCATTAGAAGGCAATAAATATCTATACATTGGCACTCACTTAAAAGCATACATATTAGAAGGCACAAGCCTTAACGACATAACCCCTATAAGAGCAACAACAACCAACGGTATAACCTTTGCAGCAACAAATGGCTCTGCAACCATTACTGCTACAGATACTTCTCATGGAGTTGTCGTAAATGATTTTGTAACAATAAGTGGTGCAGTAAGCCTTGGTGGCAATATAACAGCAGCCGTTTTAAATCAAGAGTATCAAGTTGTGTCAGTACCTAGTGCAAATACATTCACTTTTACAGCTACAGCTACAGCAAATGGTAGTGATACTGGTAATGGTGGTTCAGGAGCAGATGCAGCATATCAATTAACTGTAGGCTTGGATGTGTTTATACAATCTACAGGATTTGGCTCAGGTACTTGGAGTCAAGGTGCTTATGGTGCCTCAACAAGCTTAAGCTTTGCTAACCAATTAAGATTATGGTCTTCTGATAATTTTGGTGAAGATTTAATATTACATCCTAGAGGTGGTGGTATTTTTTATTGGGATGAGTCTAGTGGCACTACTACAAGAGCTGTAAACATAACCTCACTGTCAGGAGCAAACCTATCACCTACGGTTGGGTTACAAACTATAGTAAGTGACACAGATAGGCATGTAATTGTATTAGGTGCTGACCCAATACAAGGTGGTGCAAGAACAGGTGTAGTTGACCCTATGAACATAGCCTTTTCTGACCAAGAAAGCATTACTGAGTGGGAGGCAAAAACTACAAATACAGCAGGCTCTCTAAGACTATCTTCAGGTAGTGAAATCAGAGGTGGCTTAAGAGCAAGACAAGAAACATTAATATGGACTGATACTTCTATGTACAGCATGCAGTTTGTAGGTCCACCACTGACTTTTGCTGTAAATCTTATTAACGAAGGTACAGGTATGATTGGACCTAATGCTGCTATTAACTCTCCTAATGGAGTTTTTTGGATGGGTGATGATGGTTTCTATTCTTACAACGGTGCAGTTCAAAAACTACCTTGTAGCGTATTAAGTTATGTACAAGAAGATTTAGATTTGGGTCAGGCATTTAAGGTATTTGCATTATTAAATAAAGAGTTTAACGAGGTATGGTGGTTTTATCCTGCACAAAGTGACGGCACTGAAGAGATATCAAGGTATGTTATATACAACTATTTAGAAGGCGTTTGGTCTATAGGTCAATTAGTAAGAACAGCTTGGGTTGACCAAAATGTATTTGAAAAACCATTAGCTACATTTAGCAACCATATATTTAACCATGAAGACGGTGACGATGACGATGGCTCACCTATGGACAATGTTTTTATAGAAAGTGCAGACTTTGATTTACAAGAGGGTAATAGTTTTGCTTTTATCAGAAGAATTATGCCTGATGTAAAGTTCTATGGCACGAATGTTGACACAGGTGTACCACAAATAAACATGTTACTAAAAACAAGAAATGCACCTAGTGAGTTACTTACAACAAGGGCAACCAAAGACATATCAAACAATACCGACCAAGTACATGTAAGAGCAAGAGGTAGACAAGCCGTTTTAAGATTGCAAAGCGATGATGATGCTGCAGTAGGTAACAGAACAGGTTATAAGTGGAGATTAGGATATACAAGACTAGATATCCAACCTGACGGTAGAAGGTAATGGCTAAGTTATTGCCAAGCAGGCTACCTTTAGCAACACAAGAGGTAACGCCTGAAGTTTTTAATAGACTGGTTAGAGTTTTAGAAATAAATCTTGGTCAATTTGACCCTAATAGCACGCCTAGGTTTAA